TGCTGGTTCTGGTGTCTTTTTATCTGGTGGAGGAGCAACAGGTGGTACTGGTGTTTCTCTTTTAAAATCTAACTTATCTTTATTATAATCCATAGCCCCAAAAGAAGGGACTCCAGCATCGCAGAACGTCTTTACTCCCTTAGGGTCATCCTCATTAATTTTAAAATTATCTTTCTCATTTACTTCATGTGCTTCAACACAACCAGGCATATCAATAATTGGTACACCTACTTGTGTTGTTACTGGAGGATTAGGAGGAATAGCAATAGAAGTATCAGTATTCCAAGTAAGAACTTCAGGAATACGAATTTCATTGATTCGCAATTCCTCCATTCTAATATCATTCGATCGTATCTCTGGAATCTGACTCATTTTTACAAATCCATTCTTTTAATCTGCACATGTAGAGACGTATTAAATCTGCCTGATTTAGATGGAATACATCCTTAGTTTCAAGATACATTTTTGTGTGTCTATCTACAGCATCCTGACACTCTTTTATCATTGAATACCAGGGTTCTCGATGTGGAGTAGTCCATCCATCAGACATTTAATCTTCTCTAAAAAAATTTGCTATCGCAGTAAACGCAGAGTGAAAGGCAACATAGAGAAAGAATTCATCCTTTGCTCCACTATTACTCTTTACCTTTCTCCTATTCCGTAATGTAGTCATAATAAGTATTTAATTACTTAACTGTATTTAACAGTTCTCATCAAATTTTAATTAACAATCATTAAATACTTCACCTACTTGGGAACCAAGTTCAGAACCTGCTTTGTTACCCAAAAGCATTGCCCATCCACCTGCTAACCATCCAATATATGGAATGTTTGCAAGTGCAGGAGCAACAAGACCAGCACTAATTGCGGTTCCTGCCATTGCACCTTGTGACCGTGCTCCAGCGTCCGCCACGATGCACTCTATGTCTTTTGCAGACTTTCCCTCTAATGTAATCTCACCCCCACCCATATTACGGGTTCCTTCCATGGTGTATTCATCCATCCGATACTCGGTTCTCTTTTCATCGGTCTCACCACCAAAGAATCCCTTCTTGTGCTTATCTAAATCTAATGACCGTTCTCCTCTCAATACTTTAGGGTCATTGGCACGGTATTCAATTGTGTATCCATCCTTACCTGCCTCTATTTTATAAGATGAATAAGGACCACGGGGGATATTAATTGTAGGAATTTGTGGTGTTGGTTCTGGTTGAGGTCTCTTCAAAACATATCCAAGCAGACCTACATGTGCTATAGCAAATACTGTGCCAGCACCAAATGCAGCAACCTTTAATAGTGATGGACCATCTTTAGTTACTTTTGGTTCTGGTGTTACCGTTACCTCTGCTGGTTTCTCTGGATAATAATCTCCTGGTTGCTCTTTGTTACTGCTGAAGGGATTCATAGCATCCCTCCTGGGATGGCACCACCTGTTGCAGATGGCATCTCTGGAATTTCTGGCATAGCAGAATCCACTAAACCAGGAAGTGCGTCAGTAATTGCTTTAGTGATTTCTTCTGTTGCTTTAGCACGAACATCTTCAATCATGGCATCTTTATTCAGATAAAGATATGCTCCACCACCAATAACCGCCAGTGATGTGAGTCCAGATAGAAGTGCGACTACGTTAATTAGTTTCTGCATAATTTCCTCAGAGTATTAGTAATCCAATCACAAGTCCCTTAGCAAAAGCAATCCACTGCAACTGATAGTTGCTTAGGTCATACTTCTTTTGAACTTTGCGAATAATTCTCTTATGCCACATTGCAGTGTCATCGAGTCGTTGCTCAACATGCCACCCAATGGTTCTTTTTTTCTTTTTAAATGTCATGATACCAACGTGCCTTTGGCACGACGAATTTCTCTAAGTTCTTCAAAATTCTTTTGCTTAGTACCACCGTCGTATGCCCAAGCATATCCTTCAGTGATCATTTGTTCGTTGAGTGACAGGTCTGAGTCCCCAATGTATAACCAACCAAGAAGACGCCCATATTTGCCAACCCCGCCATCAAGTTCAGTCCTGATAACAAGATCATCGTCACCAACCACAGCACCTTCCAGTTTTTCTTTAAGCCAGTTGGTTGCGTCAATTCCGAGTGCTTTTTCATCTAAATTACGGGTCCTTTTCTCTGGTGTATCTACACCAGCAACTCTAACTCTTTCCTTTTTATAAAGGTCAAATCCCAAATCAATAGTGACATCAATGGTATCACCATCAACAACTCTATTGATTTTAATTACACGGAAGTTATAACAAGACTTCCTGCTTGGGGGAACCATTTTGCCCATAATAAACCTCTCTGGCATCGGAATCTGATGGCATTGCGGCAATGAGCCCAATAATAGTTACTGCTGCACCAATAACGGCCGATGCTCGTTGAATCCAAATCTTATTGTCTAGAACTTTCTGTTCAACTTGCTTAAGTTTTTCTTCGGTTCTATCAATGCGTTGATGGACCATTTCAATCCGACGAATCGCATTCTCTAAAGTGCTATCGATAACAGAAACGTCTTTTGTTTCTCCCTCAAGAGCAATGATGCGTTCACGATAACTTTCGATCTTACTTTCCAATACGGCAAGTTTAGAATCTTGTTCAGCATCCTTATTCGTCAGGTCGCTCATCGTTCATTTCAGCAAAAGCCATACGAAGTATATAGGCGATGTAATAAGAAACCCCTGCCAATAAAATGACAAGGGAAATTATGATGCTCCACGTAACATCGTTAACATCTGCAAGTGGTCTAAGAATCAGATTCATTACAAAAACAAAATCTGATTTATATATCAATCATCCCCACGGGTCTGGAATTTCTTCTGATAATCGTACTTCATTGCTTGTAGTGCCCATGCCTGACTTAGACTCCTTGGTCCCTCTGTCAAAACGCGCATCTGACACGGAGATAGACCAGCCTTCTTCTCCAAATACTCCTGTCTCCACGAACTGGGTGTGCTTTCTTGTGTCATGTTCCTTCTCCCATAATCTATGTATATCATCTACCTGACTATCTACATGGGACATAGTTTGCAAAACTTTACCTTCCCAATACCATATTTCAACATATGAAAACAAATGCATCAAAATAATATCAAAAGGTGGTTTTTGTTTTTTAATCCACCTTTTGATTTTTTGAATGGTTGTCTCCTTTTCTTTATCGAAAACAACCTCAAACTCATAATCAAATTCAGGTTTTTTTCTCATCCTCTTTCTTTGCTGAGGAGTCATTCTCTTCCTTCTTTTTAGCAGGGGTCACGCCAAAAGTCGCTAAAGTCCCTGTAAAAACGGACGCTATGAACGTGGGATCGATATTCTTCTGAGGAACACCAGGAATAGTTACATAATTAAGTGTAAGAATTGCTGCAGACCAAGATAGAATAACGACACGCACCAATGCTGAGAGACCTTCGTCTGCCCAGTCAAACTTGTCCTTTTTGGGTTCCTCTTTCTTTACTACTGTGCTCTTTGCTTCAGCCATATTAAAAGAGGTAAGGCAAAGTTATTTATTTAATATAACCCTCTTCAACCAAATACTTACGAGTCAAGGGAGTTGGTTCATAGATTTCCCACATAGCACCAGTTGCACATGCTTGAAGTGCTTTCATAGTCATACCTTCAGTACGTCCTGCCCACGATGCTTCTGCTTCCCAGGGCACTGCAGACTTCGGATAAGTACGTTCTGCCATCACACGCCATATAACAGGGACTTCATCTTCAGGTTTGATGATGGCAATCAAACTATTCTCAATACTACCTGCCATACAGTCCTGAGCAGCGTGCCATCCTTCATGACGCATGACACTCATTAAATATGAAGTCCGACCCATATGAGTCTTATTCAGAAAAAAATTATTACTAACAGTGTGATAGACACCACGATGTCCTACTGGAAAATACTTATCATCTGCTAGAAACACCCCAACTCCGACCTGTTTAAAGGCAACGAGCATTGCGTGGAACTCGTCAGCAACACTACTATAATCAGTATTGGGATACTCATCAGCAATAGTTGCGATACTCTCGACTTCAACAACTCCATCTGTACACTCTCGAAGTAGCATACACCCCATTGCATCCATACTATTGTAACCCTTGGTGATTTTAGAGTCGTCAGCAAGTGCTGGAACAGAAACAGATGCTGCTGCCAGCAAACCCATAATGATTTTTTTCATGTGTAATATGCTTCAAAGTATTTTGTAATACCAAATGTAGTATTATTTCCTTGAGATACCCAATCATGAGCACACTCAAATATTTTCTGGGAGGAATATTTTGGAATAGTTCCTTGCATTTGATGCCCATACTTCGATAGAAGTATTTGTAGAACCTTTCCCCTGAGTTCCATCCTGTCTGGAGAGTACCTCCAGTCTTCTTCTTGACTCATGAGTAAACTAACCTCTTAACGTAATCGTAAGCATAAAGTTCTCTATTGCCCTTAATGCCCCAACCTAACCAATAATAGGAAGGAACCATGTACTGTGCAACTGTATGTCCACGACCTTCAAACTCAGGAAGGTAACGTTGGAATGTGGACTCATTAATCATGTAACGAGTCTGTCCTTCGATGCTGCTAGGGTCACAATTATACTTCTCACAGAACCTACCAAGGTTGTTGTAACGGTTTATGCTGGTCCACTGAATAAGGCCATACCCACCCCGATGACAATCCCTGTAAGAAACTCTAGCCCCTCCCTCGCATATGTTGGGAATGAACTTGCTTTCCTGTTTAATGTTACCCAGAATCGTTGCCAGAGCATTTCTATCCGTAATTTTAGTGTGCTGTTGAAGTTGATTTAAAACATATTTTTCATTCTCATTACAATCAGGACATCTCCACTGAATAGGAATGACTGGGATTTCAACCACAGTTTCTTTCTCAGGTTGAATTGCAGTAGC